TTGGGCAGCTAATGGTACAACTCAATTCTGGTATAAAGATACTACTACAAATATCAATGGTGGTATTTCTCAATTTAATACTAATACCGGTACAATTCATATGTGGGTAAGACCTACAACAACATTGGGTACAAGTACAAGACACATTTTTGACTACGCAGGTTTTTATGGTTTAGCAATTGAATCATCTGATAGTTCTACTTTAAATAGAGTAAAATTCTATGGTAGTACATTAGGTAATAGTGCACAATTAACGACTTCATTATCAACAAACGTTTGGTATATGATATCAGCAACATTCCAACCATCAGGAACTGTAACAGTTTATGTAGACGGGACATCGGTAGGAACATTTACGGCAGCAGCATTCACTGCACCATCATCTACTAACTTCTTAACAATTGGTAGTAATAGTGCAAGAACAACATTTTGGAATGGACAAATAGGACCAGTATTGTTCTATAATGTATTACAAAATTCGACAAAAGTAACAGAAACATATAATTATTTCTCACCAACATACAAATAAGATTTTGTTGTTTTGAGTTAAAAATGTATATTTATAAGGAGAATTAATAAATTTAAATTAAAGCATATAAAATGGCAGAAAAATTAGTATCGGCAGGTGTTTTCACAAGAGAAAATGACCTTTCATTCTTACAACAAGGTGTAGCAGATATAGGTGCAGCATTCATTGGCCCTTTCAAAGAAGGTCCAGTAGTTCCAACAATCGTAAATTCACAAGCTGAATTCACTTCATTATTTGGAGCAGCCGATGGAACATATTATACTCCATTGGCAGTACAAAATTATTTAAGAGAAGCAGGAACTGCAACTATTTGTAGAGTAGCTGGTGTAGGTGGATATACTGAAACAGCTCCTTTATTATTGACAGCAACCTCTGGTTCAGTATCAGCTAGTTTAGGTATTTTATTTAATACATCAGCAAGTGCAAACGCAGGTTTTGCAGGAGAAACACTAACAGATTTAGATGGTGGTGGTGATTTTAATTTATCAACTTTAGGTTCGGCATCTTTGGATGTAACTGATATAAATGATATTGAAGCAGTATTTGGTAACTCTCCATTTGGAACTAAAGAAGCCTATGTTTACGGATTTTTCAAAAATAGTAATATAACATTTACTGCACAAACATCGGCATCTGTAACAGTATTGGGTAATCAAAAATTTAGTGGTTCTTATGGAACCGGTGACGCTTGTGAGGCATTAACTCCAATGATTAAATCACAAACAATTAGTGGTGACAGATTTGATTTATTTCAATTTGAAACATTAGGAGTTGGTAATTCTGCAAATACAAAAGTAAAAATAGGTATTTCAAATATCAAACCAGCTGGTACAGTAAACGGAACAGACTATGGTACATTTACAATTGTAGTAAGAGACTTTAAAGATACTGAAAGAAAAAAAGTTGTATTAGAAACTTATTCAAATATAAACTTAGACCCAAATTCTCCAAACTTTATTAGTAGAGTAATCGGTGATAGAAAATTATCAATTGATTCTTTGGGTAAAATAACTGAAACTGGTGATTGGGTAAATAATTCTAAATATGTTAGAGTTGCAAATTTAAATTATAGTGCACCGGTACAAGCAGTTCCATTCGGACACTCAGCTTATACCCTACCAATATCTGCATCTGCAGGAGTTGGAGCATTGGTTCCTAGAGTAACATTCGGAACAGGTTCAATCGACCAATCAGGAAGTATCTATTATGCAGGTATTGATTTAGATTTTAATACGGATAATTCAATCTACTTAAAACCAATTCCAACAGGTGCTGGTATAGGTTCTAATTCAGTATTTGGATTGGATTCACTTACATCTACCACATCGGCACTTACAAATTTAGTAGTAGGTGATGCAAGAGCACAATTTATAGTAGCATTCCAGGAAGGATTTGATGGTATGAATCCGGCAACTGTATCTAATTTAGGTGAAGCAATTACAACTGGAAACTCACAAGGTTTCGATTTAACAAATTCCACATCAAAAGGTTCAATTGCATATATGAAAGCAATTAACGCTTTATCTAACGCAGATGAATTTGACATTAATATGGTAATTGCACCAGGTGTTGTACAAAGATTACACTCATTCATTTCAACTGCATTAGTTGATTTATGTGAACAAAGAAGTGATTGTTTCTATATTATGGATGGTACAACTGCAGGAGATTCAATCGGCCAAGCTATAACAGCTGCATCCGCAATCGATTCTAACTATGTAGGTACTTACTATCCTTGGGTTAAAACAATTGATATCAATACAAACAAATTAATCACAGTTCCACCATCAGTATTATTACCTGGAGTATTTGCAGCAAATGATAGAGTAGCAGCAGAATGGTTCGCACCAGCAGGTTTGAATAGAGGTGGATTAGTAGGAGCAGTTAGTGTATTGAATAGATTAACTCAGTCTGAAAAAGATGAATTATACGAAGGTAAAGTAAACCCAATCGTACAATTCCCAGGACAAGGTATTGTAGTATTCGGACAAAAGACATTACAAGATAGACCATCTGCATTAGATAGAATCAATGTTAGAAGATTGTTGTTGACTGTTAGAAAATACATAGCATCTACTTCAAGATTCTTAGTATTCGAACAAAATACTTCAACAACAAGAAACACATTCTTAAATATTGTTAACCCTTATTTAGAATCAATCCAACAAAGACAAGGTTTGTACGCATTCCGTGTTGTAATGGACGAAACTAATAACACACCAGATGTAATTGATAGAAACATCCTTACAGGAGCTATCTTCTTACAACCAACTAAAACTGCTGAATTCATTCAAATTGATTTCAACATTTTACCAACTGGTGCAAGTTTTGGTGGATAATTTAGAAAATAGATATTTATATAAAAGAATTAAAAAATAAAGTAAAATGCCAGAAATATTAGAGTTTGATAAAATTTTCTACCGTAATTTTGAGCCAAAGTTGGCAAACAGATTTATAATGGAAATTAACGGTATCGAATCGTACATTATCAAAACAGCACAAAGACCTACTGTTACATCAGAAGTGGTTGAATTAGACCATATCAATGTTAAGAGAAAGATAAAGGGTAAAACAAATTGGGATGACTTAGAAATCACTCTATATGACCCAATCACTCCATCTGGAGCTCAACAAGTAATGGATTGGGTTCGTTTATCACATGAGTCATTAACAGGTAGAGATGGATACGCTGCATTCTACAAAAAAGATATCAAATTTTGGTCATTAGGTCCAGTAGGAGATAAAGTAGAAGAGTGGACTTTAAAAGGTGCATTCATCATTCAAGCAAACTTTGGTGAAATGGATTGGTCAAATGCAACAGACCCAGTTTCAATCACATTAAGTTTAGCTTACGACTACGCTATCTTAGAATACTAATCGTATTAAAATTATAAAACAAAGGGATACCCATAAAGTATCCCTTTTTTATTTTTTGAAAAACATAATATATATAATAAAGACAAAAGTTATATTATGGAACAAAACATTGAACAACAAGTTACAAGGGGATTGGGTGGATTTCAACAACAAGGACAAAAGACATTCCCATTCCCAACAGAGGTTATTAGTTTACCATCGAAAGGATTATGTTATCCTGAATCATCTCCACTATCTAAAGGAGAAATTACAATTAAGTTAATGACTGCAAAAGAAGAAGACATTTTGACTTCTACTAATTTAATTAAAAAAGGTATTCAATTAGATAAATTATTAGAATCTATCGTAGTTGAACCTGGAGTACATATCAATGATTTATTGGTTGGTGATAAGAATGCAATATTAGTTACAAGTAGAATGTTAGCATTTGGTCCTGATTATCAAATATCAGTTAGAGATAATGGTTCTGGACAAGATGTTGAAGTTAATGTTGATTTATCACAAATACAGGTAAAAGAAGTAGACGAATCTTTATTAAATAGACAAAATGAATACGAATATACATTACCTGTTTCAAAAACAACAATTAAATTTAAATTGTTAACACATGGTGATGAATTGGCAATAAATAAAGATATAGAGGCAACCGAAAAGGTTTTAAAACAAGGTAATGAAATTACCGCAAGATATAGAAGAATTATAGTAGAAGTTGGTGGAAATAAAGATTTAGGATTTATTAGTAATTTTGTAACAAATCAATTACTTGCAGGTGATAGTAGAGGTTTGAGAAAGTATATGAAATCTATAACTCCTGATTTAGATTTAACATTCAACTACGAACATTCAGACGGTGAAATGGAGGCACTAAGAATCCCATTCGGGTTAAACTTTTTTTACCCTGCCGAGTAATTATTCAGTAGTTTTACATGAAAAAATATTTCAAATGATATATTTTGCCAATGGTGGATTTAATTGGCAAGACCTATATTATATGCCTATTAAATTAAGAGAATTTTATTGGAGAGAATTGTTGAAAACAAAAGAATCAGAAAAACAATCATACGAAAAGGCATCTAAAAAATCAAATACATCAAAAACATCTAGAAAGTAATATTTATACTAAAGTATTTTATGCCTAAACAAAGATTGATTGAAATGAGTGTTTTTAATAGATTATTAAATCTATTCTTAAAAGCAAAATCTAATAATAGAGAACAATCTTTTATAAGAGATATATCTAAAAAAGACCCACAGTTGGGAAAGTTATATTCTATTTGGAATGATAGAATGGATGATGCATTAATTTCTATGAAAAATACTTTACAAAAGCAAGGATTGTCAACTAAAGAAATTGACAAAATTTTGAATAAAAATTACTAATGGCAAAAGAGCAATTTTCTCAAGAGGATATAAAGGATATAAAAGAATATAGAGACTTATTAAAAAGTACTCAAGCAGAATGGACTGCCATTAATAAAGAATTAGCAAAATATAAATATGTAACCAATCAAACAAAAGAAGATTTAAAAAATAAATTAAAGGCTTTAGTAAATGAATATGGTACATATAAAGATATTATTTCTGAATTAAAAAAATATGAAAATCTTGTCAAAAAAATAGAACAAGAACAAGAAAAGAAACTAAAAAATTTAGAAAAAGAAAAAGACTTACAGGAAGACATTGAAGAAATAACTAAAAATCAATTAATAAATTTTGATGAATTAGATGAATTACAAAGAAGTATTACATCCGAATATAAGAGACAATATATAGATGCAGGTGCAATAGAAAAAAAGATAGATTCTACAAAAGCTTTAGTAGGTGGAATTAACACATTCTTAGAAAAAAATACAGACATACAGGGTAGACAAAAAGAATTAATTGAAGAAGCAGCTGACCAGTATAAAAATATGCCTATATCGGTTGCTGATTTAAAAAGGCAATTAAAAAGTGGTAGTATTACTCAAAAAGAATATAATAAGGCTTTATATGAAATGTCAGACACATTTGAAGAAACTATTTCAAAAATAGATAAAAATGATGAAAGACTTAAAGGTATTTTGGAGACTTTAGAAAAGATGAAGGAAGAAACCAATGCTTTTGGAACAGCAATGGGTAAAACATCAGAAGCGGGTGAATTATTTTTTGATAAAACATTTGGAGCTATGCCTGGAGGAATTGGTGAACTTTCCAATTCAATTAAAGAAGCAAAAAAAGAATTTAAAGAAACGGGAACTCTATCGGATTTAACACTCGCGGGAGGAGCTTATTTAGCAGCAAGAGCTAAATTTTATGCGGGTAATGCTTTTGGTATGGTTAATCCCACCGGTGCTCAACCAATACCAGAATCAAATGATAGTAATCCATTAATACAACTTTCTTCTCAATTAAAGTATTTAGACGCACTATCTGATAAATATAACACATTAGCATCCGCATCTGAAAAGTTTTATATGAACAATTCTGGTTTAACCAAACTATTTGCAGAATTTGATTTTCAAACACAAGTTCAGCTTGCAAGAAAAGAATTTGAAAAAACTTCTAAAACTGCATTTTTTGGTAGTGGATTGGGTAGTGTAAAATATGCGGCTGACCAATTACAAATGGCAGGAATAGGTGCAGATGTAATAGTATCTACTATGTCAGAAATGACAACAGGTGCAAATAGTGGAATTCAAGGATTAAGTGAAGATGTTGCAGTATTTTCTAAAAAAACAGGAATAGCCGCATCAGAACTTTCCGGAATAACTGGATTATTTAGAATGTTGGACAAAACGGGTGGTGCAGATGCATTTAAAGATTTAACATCGTCTTTAAGTGCAGCCGATTTGGATAAATTCAATATTGCAGATATTTCAGGGGAATTGGCCAACTCTAGTGAAATGGCATTACTTGCCAATATAAAAAGTGGTAAAGAACTAGTTAAACAGGTTAGAAATGTAAGAGAGATGGGTGGTTCTTTTGTAAAAATTGCAGAAGCTGGTAAATCTATGGTATTAAATTACAAAGATAGTATTAAAAAAGAAATGGAATTATCTGCAATGTTGGGTGAAAATGTTGACCTTTCAGAAGCTAGAGCACTATTTGCTGCAGGAAAAGATGATGAGGGGTTTAAATCATTAAAAGATTCTGGAATATTAGAAAAAGCTCAAGCACAGGGGATTTTTGCAGTAGATTTAGTCAATAGTCTTTTTCCGGCACAACAATTAGCTAAACAACCTTTGGAAAAGGGGGCATCTGCGGGAATAAAATCAAATGAAGATTTTTTAAAAACTTTACAAAATTCTTTAAAAGATTTTGAAATAGGTAGTGCTATAATAAATGTGCAAAGAGCCGGATTGAGAGAATTATTACAATTTGCTCCTGGAAATAAAGGTGATGAATCTGTAAATCAACAATTGGCAAAATTAAGAGAAAATGCATTTTCTGATGCAATTAGTACATTAGTAGATATTCAAAAATTTGCATTAAGAGAAGGGAAAATAAT